CTACCTTTGTCTCGTAGTGTTCAACATCAGCCACCACTTGATCGATCTTCGTGTATATCTGATCTAGGTCGCTGTCCATGAGGTCTATATCTTCTAAGGCGTGTTTCGCTTGTGTCAAGAAAGCACGTATCACCGTCGTCTGTGTTAGCTTGGCGCGGTAGAGGTTACCGTCCTTGCAGTCAGGACACTCCATCCACTTCTCGACATCACAAAATATGTACGAGACCTTGCCGTAGCCGCCGCAGTGCCAGCAGTGACAAGACTCTACGTGATTCTCAGTCATCGCTCGGCACCTCTTCTTCGTACACGTAGTCACGCCACCACATCTTGTTACCCTCACCATCAACCGGCGGGGTGAACTTCAGTGCGTAGTGCAACAGATGTTGCAAGTGTTCTAGCTTACCTATATCAGACAACCAGATGTCACTGCACTCGTGGATCGTGGTGATCATGTTACGCAGTTCGTTGTGTGCCTTCAGAAGTTGTCGGCGGTCTTTGTCTTTTACGATTACTTCCATGTGTCGATCTCCTTTTTACAACATAACCCATACCGATAACAAACGTACCTGTCAAACAAAAAAGAACAGGGCCAGCATTTCTGCCAGCCCTGCTCAACTTCCACAACGGAGTTACCCTACGAGGGAAAAGGAACCGCTAGGAAACCTCGTACGGTATACACAGCTTTAGCACCGTTGTTCTGTGCTTGTCAAGCCATCTTTTGCACTCGGCTTCACTTCGTCCGACGTACAACGCAACCCAGCGTGGGTAGTCAACGCGGTGCTTCGACTTGACATGGTCGCGTCGGGTCTCTCCGATACGGACGGACGAAACCGGAGCGACGACTTCGTGTCGGTCATCTTTCGATACGACGTACGGCATGAGGTCATTACCCTTCCGATCCTTTGGTAGTTTAATTCGTCTCATTTATTAACTCCTCCACCCTTATGCACAAGGCTTCTTGGTTTATCGGCATCTCGTCCCAGAATTCTTGTGTCGATGCGACGTAGCACTCTGCTATCGTGTCGTACGATCCTATAGGCTCAAAGTCAAAGTCGTCACTGCTATACGCCGTCACCAGAAGAAGAACCCACACCACCTTCGTAGTCATCATCGTCGAGTGCCTCCAAGTAAATCTCTATGCCTTCACGGATCAAGTCACCAACAGATACCTGTGTGATACTCTTGGAGTGTAATCGTTCAGCGTGTTTAGCTAGTTTGTCGTACATAGCTACAGAGATGAGCAAATTGTACGTTTTGGTAGGCTCATCAATCTTCGGTGGTCTTGGCATCGCGTACCTCTTTTGTCAATCGTTTGTCTTCTTTGATCTTACGCTTGTCAGGTACAACCCGCTTACCATACTTGGGTAATTCTTTAGCTATAGGGTTTATCTTATTGATTTTTTTCATAATAGATATGCCCTAAAGGGTATGGTAATAAGGAGGGTAGATAGCGTAGCAAACCTTGTCAAGATATTTTTTGTGGTTGACGGGGTTATCGATGTTGGTTACTTTCGTCGCCATGAAATCACCAGCGTGGCTAAAAACGTACGTCGAGGGACTCGACATCGTACCGAATACCAAGTATCGCTCCGACTGTCCGGTGTGTGCCAAGAAGAATACCTTCTCGGTTGTGGACAACGGGTTGCAGCGGATGTGGTTCTGCTTTCATGCGGACTGCAACGTGTCCGGTCGCACCGGTGTTACACTCTCTCGTACGTCAGCGTCAACCGTGTTCGAGCGGTCGGCGGCTGTGGCACCGCCTCCCCGTACTAGTAACACTTACGAGATACCCGACACGTTCGTCAGCGTGTCTCGTCGTGTCGAGGCGGAGTCGTACCTCCGCAAGGTTGGGGCGTACGATGCGTACCTGTCCGGGGCGGCGGACATACGGTACGATGTACGAATGAATCGCGTGGTGTTTTTGGTGAAACAGAAAGGTCGTGTGGTAGACGCGGCAGGAAGGTCTTTGGATGGACGTGGGCCTAAGTGGTATCGTTATGGAAGCAGTAAGCATCCTTTCATATGTGGTAACCGAGATGATAGTGCCATTGTTGTTGAAGATTGCGCTAGTGCTTGCTGTGCTAGTAATATTTGTTCGGCAGTAGCATTACTGGGAACTAACCTTCTTACGGAACACATCGAAGTATTGAAACAATATGACCGTGTGTTCGTCGCCCTCGACAAAGACGCTACCGACAAGGCGATTACTATGGTACGAACGCTCCACTCGCACGTGCCGACACGCTTGATGGTGTTACACACAGACTTGAAGAACATGGAAAAGGACGAACGGAATGACTTCTTACGATCCCATATCAATCGATAAACAAGTACTCGGGTTCGTACTCGATAACGACTTCTTCACGAAGGTGTCGAACATCGTGACACGAGATATGTTTACCGGAGAGATGCGCGATGTATTCGACGTAATTTCATATGCACACACGCAGTATGGTACGTCTGTAAACGTACGTGAACTCGGTGCCCTGTTCAACGACCGCAACCCTGCGATGCCGGACTCGACGCGAGAGAAGGCACAGGAGTTGATTGCAGAACTCGAAGTGGGTACGCCCGACAAGCACGACCTCTACCTCGACTTGGTCAACAACTTCTGGCTGCGTGACCGTGCGCGTCAGATCGGGGAGAAGGCCATCGAAATCTTCACGG